CCAGCGATATGCCATCTTCTGTTTTTCTTTCTATATGGTACTTTGGGATTGATAACAGCAGATGAATTTTCGAATGATATCGGGTAATCATCATCCATTGTTATCTGAGTATCTGAATCTACAGTCGCAATAGCCCCTCTATATTCTATGTTATTTCTTGTGTATATTAATTCATCTTTAGGCGATGCTTCACTTAGAAAGGATGTACCTACACCAGTCACAATAGTTTTAGATGACTCAACTACAGTCATAGTTCCAGTTAAAGGAAACCCACTAAGAGTTGAATCTATTGGCACGCATTGAAGTTGCTTGAGTTGACCGAATAGCCTTCTTTTAGGTGTGTAGAGATATTGCTCTGGTATAGTTCCATCACTTACATCGAAATTTTCATGTGATACTGGCTCTCTAAGCTTGTAGGTAAAATCTTTACAAGAAAAGCCAATAGATGTTTCAGAAAATGTTTTATTTTGTATTTGACCGTCGAAAAGCTTTTGATTTTCAGATAGAGGTATAATCTCACTCCATGAATATATTTTAATATCTTTGTTTTCAAATATAAGCACATCATATAGATCATCAAAATATCCATCTGTATTTTCTAGCTTAATAGTTGTTGCAGTTTCTAATACGACACCTATTTGCTCCTCGTCTAATTCTTTTCTAATAGGTGAGTTACTAAGCACCCTGCCATCGTAGTGAACTTCAAAGCCAGAGGCTAAATCGTATGGTAAATCAATTGATCTATTAGAGAAAAATAATCTATATGTTAATTTAATTGTATGAGTTTTTGGATCTAAATCATCTGCGCAGTTTATATACAACTCACCAGTTAGGTTATCATAATACCATTCACCAGTTGTTACGCTTGCTGATGATGCTTCTGTTAAATTTGTACCATCTTCTGTGACTGATATAACCACATGATTAACAGCTTTCTTATATATGTTTCCAGCTGTATTAGTGAATACACTCACTCGCTGTACAGGCTCAACATGGCATAATACCAGCTTAGATGATCGAGTTTTAGATGCAAAATCATTATAGTTTCTAGTCATTTATTCCCTTATAAAGTAAGCGATAGATGCGTTTATAACTATGGATATAACGGCTATGAAACCATAAGCTTTACCTTTAAATAGATAAAATTGCTCATGGATCTTTTTAATCTCTTCTCGGTTTTCTCGGATCTCTTCCATGAGTTCTTGATTAGTCATCGGATAACACCTTTAAATTCAGCATAAGCATTAAATGTTAAAAGCATTAATATTAAATATTTCATATCTCTCCTAATTTAAAATTGTATTGTCTGGTAGTTTACACAATTGTACCGAGGTAAAAAATGGTGTATTATCCCCCTCTAAATTACAAGCTCCATTTTCAATAAAGCTGGAACTCAAGGTTGTTGATGTTGCTTGCCATATTTTTGATGCACCATCTTCTATGTTTCTAGCACTGGGAGCGCCAGTTCCGTATTGAGATTGATACGTGTATCTTGGAAACGAGCCTCCATCTTCAAGAGTAAATAAACACGTAGAATTATTAGAAACAAATCTTGTTCTCACAAAAGCTTGATACTTAGCCCCAATCTCCAATGTCGTAAATCTAAGGTCTGCAATATCTAAATCATCTGCAGATAAACCAGCGCTCAAATACTTCTCCTCACACTTCAAGCTGTTATTATCATTAAGATTCTTGATGATTGATTCTGTGGTTGCTTGTTCTGTGATTGATAGCCTGTTAAAGTTTGCACTAGCGATAGTGTTTATATTAACCCCATTATTTTGAGCTATTTGAATATATGCGGTTTCATTTGCTAGTAATTTTACACTCATAGATCCACTCATTTGATAATAATTACTTGCTGTAGTTACAATCTCGTCCCTAGTTAGGTTGTAGTTAGCTCCGTTAGCAACTAAATCCATTGCAGATACACCACCTATACCCCACGCAAAAACGTCCCACAAAATCACAGATGAAAAATTATAAGTTCCATCCCTCGGTGCTGTGAATATACCAGTTGATGTGTTATATGCACCGGATGAATTATCCTCTGCTAGAGTATTATATATGTATTTATTTGGAGAGCCAGTTGGCACAGACTGGACTGTCGATCTATTAGCCTCAATATGAATTAACTCACTACTATTAATCCCATCAAATGTAGCAGTGATTACCTGTGATTTGTTTACGTCTGCGCCTTGTTTTGAAACTTGCAAGTAGAATGGCATTGCAGTAACAACACCCGTACCTGTTAGCCTTGTTCTTACTTGAAACCCAGTTGCAGATGCACTGTGTATCATGCACGAGCCTTCGGTAGTGTCAGATGTACAATTGATTGATGGCTCTACCGTAAATATCCCACCGACAAATGTGCATGTATAATTACCACCAGATTGAACGCAGTCACCATCCAAAAAATCATAATTTTCTGTGATGATTAGACCAGTAGAATTAGCTCTTGCACTCAACTCATTAGCAGTTTCAGCAGTAAGTGTTTTATTCTGTACTGCTGCAAGTGAATCGCTATCTGGGAAAAAATGCACCGATATTTTAAGTGGTCTTTGACCACTTGCCGCAAAAATACTGCAAGTCGAACCCTCGGTTCTAACTATTACCTGTATAGTTTTTTCTCCAGCAGTAGAAAATTTAAAATTTTCAGATAATACATTTGTAACTCTGTCAGACGAATCTGTGTATGCGTTGGCATTGTCTTGATATGTGTTGGATGAGCTGAGTGCGAATCTACATGCCTGAGTTCCACTTGCAGAAAAAACACCCATAGCCTCTACCTTGTATGTTCCATCTGTTCTTGCGTTTGGAATTTTTACCGCAGGTATCAAAGTGTCTGGAGCTAAAACATTTCCTTCAATAGTCGGCGCTGAACAACTTGGTTCCGCAGGAAATTCTCGCCACAATGCCGAACCGCTAACACTCCAAGTGCATGAAGGGTCTAGCGAGTTATGGAAGGCACTTCCAACAAACTGAGCTTGAGATATTAAACCAGTTATTGAATCCGACCACTTTAAGCCTGTAGCTTCTGCACTATCAGCAACTAGAAAGCTATTGTCTGTGCCAACATCTAGGGCTGCATTTTCTGTTGAGTATGTTTGAATCTGACCTTTAGTTGTGAGTGTTGTTGAGATAGCTGCATCCTGCCACTGAGGAACGCTACCATCGCTGGTTAGTATTTGACCTACTGAGCCGATCCCATATCTAACATCACCTGCGCCACCATTGAAAATTATATCCCCTAGGGTTGTTGTCGGCGATGTAGTTGGTGGGTCTATGAAAAGTAAAGTTGTACCATTGGATGATAGTAACTGCCCTGATGTGCCTACTGCATCTAAACCAGTTCCACCATTTGCTGTTGGTAGCACACCTGTTATATCAGCAGTTGCATCTATAAAAGCTTGGTTAGATAATACACCAGTAGTTAGCTTTACAAACCCACTCCCAGAGCCAAATACAATGTCACCAGTTCCATTAGGAGTAATAGTAAAGTCGCCATTAGTAACTGATGGAGTAACTTCATCTACTTTAAGAGTTTTCGCATTTACATTTAATGTAAATAATATAAGTAGTAGTAAACAATTAAGCCTCAAAGCTTGCGTTTTCAACCCATGCACCATCTTCATAAATTCTCACCTTATTATCTGTTGTGTTGTAGTAAATATTACCATCTATTGCTGTACCTTCGGCTATTACAAAGGCAGCATCACTAGCATATACTGCTAATTTACTAGAAGTTGTACCTGTCTCGGTTGGATTAGTTGCACTTGTAAAGCCATCTGCAAAATCAAATATTCTTATACTCATCTTACCAAATCCTCTCTAATTTTTTCATATATTAAAACATCTAATGGGTTATCTATATAAACATCTAGCGCCGTTGTTGGCTCAATAAATACATTTTCATGCGATTTAATCCAGCCTAAAAAGCTAGATTCACTATATGTATATCCAGATGATGCTAAAACCATATCATAACTTCCTTTTTTTAATGGTAAGCTAAAATTTAGTGCTTTGTATAGATATGCGTAGTTATCAGTTGTTGATAAATCTGTTTTAATATCAGCACTTGTGAATGTTGCAGTTGATAGTGTAGTAGCGCCTTGTTTTATAGATAATGTGAAAGTTCCACTAGGAGCATTATACATAAGTAGTTTAATCTTAACGCCAGCTACATGATAAATTCTGTCATAATTAAGTGTAATAGTTTGAGTTAATGTATCAACTAACTCTTCTGTTACGATATAGCTCATTTATTTAGCCTCTATAAGATTTAGAGATGTATTATAATAGCCGCTACTTATGTTTGAGAATACAGGGGTTTCGCTAAAATAGTAAAATCCGTTAAATCGATCATCATTATTAAATAGCGAATCAGTCTCTAGATCTAGATAGATAAAGAATGGCTTAACCGTTCTATTATTATCATATACAGATAAAATGCTATCTATTTCATCTTTATCCATTACTTGAAACTGTATATTACTTAGTGATTTTTGTGATCCAATATCATCTATAAATTTTTGACCATATCTGTTAATACTTTGTCTAGATAGATCATTATTAGAGTACTCCCAATTATAACCAACACCATTACTTGCTATATCAGTTGCAGTTCCTAGATACATATTAGCTATCTCACAGTAGCCTAGCGTAGATGTTAGTACTATTCTCCAAAATCTATAAGATTGAGCTGATGCAAATGCTTTAACAGATACACCAAATGTAGTATCTAGTGTTGCTGTAGTAGTGAATGCTGGCGATCCCCATGTATCCGTACCATTGGCTTCTATGGTTATAGCAGTTATACCAAAACCATTCTGCCAGTTATCTACTATAGCAAAGTGATCTATTGATTCTGCTGTACCAAAATCTATAACAATTGTATCAGAATTAGATACAGATCTATAAGTTTTAGTGCGTCTACTATCTAGTAAATTAGTAGCTGGATATTGTGCATTTTGTGTTGATGCTGTTATAGTAGCTGCATCTAGTAAATTGTTATCTAGAAATTTTAAACCCATTATGCAAATCCCTCTATTCTTTGATTTCTAACAGCTCTGGCTATCTCTCTCTCATCCATTTGTACTATAGATGTTATTTCTATCATTCTAGAATCACTTACTTGCGACCCTCTACCAGCAGCTATATCGAATAACTGCTTTTGCTGATTCGCATTTAGTATCATTTCACCAGTTCTAACATTTGCAGAGGTATTATCTAAGCCGTTAGTTGCACCAGAAAAGCCGCCGACAACTCCACCAGTATTAAATGATGCCTTAGTTATCTGCTGCACCTGTGATAAACCAGCGGCTATAGTTGTCGCCATTACGGCAATATTGGCTGGATATGGATAATCTCTAAATGCTCTGGTAGATGCTGCATAAGTGTTTATCGTGGCTGATGCGATAGCTAGTGCTTTTTGCTCTGCTGTATCTTTTTTGGCTAAGCTAGATGCTTGCGCTAATGCTCTACCGAATCCAGCGACATTTTGCTGTTGGTTTTTTAATTTAGCATCATTGATAGCTGCCTGTGCTTTTGCTGCTGTTTGTTCGGTAGCTATTTGAGCTTTTCTATTAGCTATTTTATCGGCTAATGCTTTAGTATCAGCATCTCTAATTTTCTTATTCTTATCTAATTCAGCATCTAAAACTATATCTGTTTTTGATTGCTCAAAGCCTCTAATTGATTCTATAGCAGCTTCTCTACCCTCTAGATCAAGCTCACCTTTAGCAAGCTCTCTCTCTGCTGCTTTTAGATCTTGATCTTCTTGTAATAGTGCTAATTCTGTTGTTAGTTTGTTTCTTTCTTCTAGTATTTTAGCATTGGTAGCCACTACAGCATCAGCTTTCTTTTGCTCTGCTGCTTGGAAAGCTTCATATTCTGCTTGTGCTGTTCTAACCTCTGCTGTTTCACCACTAGCTGCATCTTGGTTTAGAAGGGCTTTTCTTTTGGCTACTAAATCTGTTAGCGACTTTTCTTGAGCCTGTAGATCTTTTAGTAGTGCAATTTCACTACCTCTATCTCTGAGTATTCCAGACAGAGTACCTACAATACCTTCTTTATCTCTTAATGATTTTAGCTCGTCTATTCTATCGCTTGTTTCAATTATTTTTTCATCAACTTTTTCTAAAGCTGTATCTGTTTTTAATGCAGATGCCGCTAACCCTAGATAAACAGTAATGTAATCTCTTACAAAGCCTATAGCGATTGCTATACCGTCTTTATTTTCTATTACAGCACCAGTAAAATCTTGTAGCGATTGCGTTATTAGCTTTATGCCATCTACTACATCTGGTGCGAATGTCTTACCGATCTCTGTTTGTAAGATTGCAAAGTTATCAGCTAGTGTTGATAGTGATCCGTTAATAGTTTTAGATTGCTTATCAATAGCACCCTCAAAGATGCCACCTGATTCACTCATAGAATTAAAAGCTTCTTCAAACTCTTTAAAGCCTACAACACCACTAGAAACTAGATCTTTTACTTCTGCTTCTGCTACACCTAGTGACTTAGCCAATGCAGATCCAATCGGTACTGCTCTTTCTTGTAGTTGTAGCAATCTTTCACCAGTTAACTTACCAGCGGCTGCTACTTGCCCGTAGATCAAGGCTACTTCTTTTAGGTCACTGTTTGATCCAGCAGCAACTTCACCAATCTTAGCGATTCTATCTCTAACAGTATCAGCAGAAAAACCAAATGATAGTAATTGCGCCCCTGCCTCTGCAATGTTATTTAATTGAAATGGAGTTGATGCACTAAAATCTGTTAACTCTTGAAATAACTTGCTTGCTGTTTCAGTGCTACCAGTTAGTACTTCAAATTGAGTTGTTAGTTTTTCTGTTGCTGCGGCTGCTTCAAATGAGCCAACAACTAGAGATTGTAAGCCACCAGCGATAGCTCTAATAGCTCCACTTGTAGCAATAGCTGCTAAGTTACCTTTAAAAGAATCAAAAGCTGCATCTGATTTCTTAACAGATTTAGTAGTTGTTTTTTCAAAGTTATTAACACCCTTAGTTAGTGCTGTAAGTGCTTTTAGTGCTTGCTTTTCTTCAATGGATATTTCAACACTGACTTTATCGTTTGCCATTCCTATTCCTTGAAATTAGCTTTTCTTTTCGCTCGTTTTCTTGCTCTGATTCTCTTACTAGATTATCTATTAAATTCATAACATCGACAAATTTAGCTGGTTGATCTGCTAGATTACCCTCGTAAAGCATTATGCCATCCTTGTATTTAGGGTAATAGTTGATCAATGATCCCCAATAGCCGTTATAACTGTTGCCGATGCATTTATTATAAAGAATTGTCGGATTACCAGTGTTATTAAACTCGGGCTTATATGAATGCCTTGGTTTATCCGCTAGGTAGTCACATGCCATAAATTCTCTGTGCTTTAATGTCTTTTGCTTATCATTCTTATATTTTAACTTGCAATCATGGCATCTATATCTAGGCTGTGTCATTGTCGTATAGGTGGAGCAAATTTGTATATAATCAACATCAGAGATTGTAGATATTTGCTTTATTTTCTCTACCAGAGCTAAAACTATTACATTATCAGAACCTCTATAGCTAACTACTTTCCCGACTTAACCTCTAACTTAACACCAGCTAGTTTTTTACCAGATACGGGATCAACTAGATCTTTAATACCATTTAATATTTGCCACGCTGCAACAGTTAATTTCTCTTTCTCTTCTAAGCATAATATCTCTGATACGCATTCATCAGTTAGGCTGTCATTTTCAAATTCAAGCTCATACTTGTCGCCATTATAATCTTCTATGCCATCAACAGCTTTTAATGCATGTTTGATGTAATATACTTGTGCTTTAAGTAGGTCGAAAACCTCGCTACCGTCTACAATTCTAGTACACTCTGCTAATTCTTGTTTTTGCATGTAGTTTAGAGGTGAAAGTGTGAAAATTACATCACCTATAGTTAATTTAACTTTATCCTTAATCTTTAAGATCTTAGCCATATCCACTCCCATAGATAAGCCACCTAACTTAATAGGTGGCATTTATAATATTAAATAAAAGAAATAAAAACCGAATCGTTACCAGCTGATTTATGACATTTAATCTCTAAAGCCTCTGTGATAATACCATCTTGATCTGCAACTGGTGCTGCTGTTATTTTCCCTTGTGGCAACCACCCAGCTACTACTTCTGAAAATTCACCATCTGTAGCTGCTGGATTGTAAGCAAAAAAGAATACACTCACATCATCGTTGTTATTAAATTTATCCCACGTCTTAGTAAGGTCTGTGTCATCTAAATATGGATTGATGGATAGCGATGTTACTTGCTCAGTAATTCTTGATCCTAGCTTTCCACTTTCTTGACACGCATCTGATATTGTAGAAACAGTATTCTCAATGCTTAATGCTAATTCAGTGTAGCTAGTTTTAACTCCACCGATCCAAGCACATGCGCTTAAAGCAACTGGCGGTAAACCATCTGCTGAGAAATCTGGTGTAAAATCTGCATCAGCATCTTCTCTTACTACATCTAAGCCTTGTACACCAAAACTCATACTAGGTAATTGACCTACCGAGAAGTTTTCAACTGATCCACTTGCAGCTCTTAAACCTGAAACCTTTTGCTTGATAGCTTGTGATCCCATGTTATGCTCTGCTGAAAATGTTACAGCGTTATTTGTATCTGAATAATATGTAGTTACTTGAGCTACTACTACAGCATCACTAGGTGCGCCGTTATCTAGCGCGAATGGAAACTCGATAGAAGTATTTGCAACGATAGCTGAAATAGGTCTACACTCAAATGCACCAGCTTCTTTAATTAATACAATATCGCCTACTGAAAAAGCAGATGTATCAGCAAAAGTAATTACTGTGCTTGTGTGACCTGTGCTAGATGTTTGATCTGCTATAATTTGTCTTTTACCACCTAAAAGCGATCTAAGAAGTACATCTAATGATTGAGGTGCATCACCTTCTGTAGCAGATGCAGCTAATTCACAGCTCATAGAGCCTGTTACCTCTGCAATGCCTACTCTGGATGCTTCACTCTCAACAGACCCCCCGAGAAGATCCCTAGTTAACTCTTCACGAGTTTTGTTCATCTCAAGTCCGTCACTTAATACGGCTACATAGTCATTTGATGCAGATGGCGCAACATAAGTGCCCTCTGTCGACTCGACAACTAATGCCACCGTTGATTCATTTGTTACTACACCTATGCTCAATTTATACCTCTCTAGTTATTTTGTTAATATATGCGTATTCGCCAAATAGCTCTAATGCTTTTTTATTATATGCAGCTGCAGCTTCATGCTCGCTAACAAAACTACCTAAGTATATATCTTTGCATCTTGCTACAAACTTAGATCCGTTAGACTGCTTAACCACACCTTTATACCTACTTTTAGAATACTTATTTTTTCTCTTATTTGCTAGGTTTTTTGCTTGTGTACATACTCTCAGATTGCTTTTTCTGTTATCAAGCCCATCGCCATTTATATGATCTACAACCATATTTCTACATGGATTCATTATAATTCTGTGCAGTAGGTTTTCTTTATAGTCATAACATACGCTAACATACCAGATTCCACTTTTTGGAGACTTTACAGTGTGAGTTCTATCGCTGTAATTTAGAAAATCATCCAAATCCATCTTAGCAATTCTTTTAACACCCTTCTTGTAAACTGGATAAAATACTGTGCCATTCATACTGTCTGATTCCTAAAGCGTATAGTAAAACTTACCTTTACAGATATTGTGCCATCATCTATCTTCTCTGGCGATTCATAACTTAATTCTGAAACTACTAAAACGCTTGCATTGCTTAATTTCTTCTGAAATACATTGATGTTTATTGATTCAAACTGATCATATATATCAGATAAAACAGCTCTTTCATTGATATCAGATGATCTATTAGCAAATGTGCGAGTTAAAACTGTGAAAAATGTCATATCTACAGTTAGAGCCTTATTAGTTCCAGCTACAGATAAGCCTGATTCAGTGCCTACACCGTATCTTTTCTCTGAGTTTCTAAATTCGTTTTGCTCTAGATCATATACATATTCTAGCTCTTTCCAGTCAGCTCCTAGAGTTGTTGATACTTGGCTTGCTAATGATGTTAAAATGCTTGATATATTACTCATTATCTTCTGCCTCGTCTTCTAAGCATACACCACCATCAGAGAATGGCTCGCACCTCTCACACACAACACCATACTTAGGGTGCGTATAAAACATCATGCCATCCAGAATTTCTCTCTTGCAATAATTACACTTTGTATGTAGCTCTATTATATTGCTCATATTCTACTTATAAACCCATAGTTAATAGCGTTTCTTTCTTGTTTATCGTATTTACCATCATCATCTTCATCAATTTTGATGTTCATTACATTTATAATCTTATCATACATGTTTCTATATATTTTAGACTTTTGCAAATACTGATCGTCTACTTGATCCGATACACTCATAAATATATAAGATAATACCAAATAAGTACTAGCTAGTTTAACTTCTGATATATCTAATAAATCAAATGAGCTGATATCTTCATATCTATCTGTGCTTGCATCTACTTTATACTTACCTTGTAAGTTAAGCGTTTGAACTATCTCATCTCTAGCAGCTAAATGGCTTAATATATGGCTTGTTTCAGTATTAGGTAGATATTTATCATATTCATATATGACTCTTTTAAGATCTTGATCATCAGAAAATACGATATTTAACCCATTAACAACCATTGCAGATGAATCAGCTGATATAGATATCTGATACCAGTATCGTTCGACTGAGTTAACATTTGTTTTAGCTTCTAGGTTAGTTGATTTATCTAAACCTCTATCCCATGTGATGAAACCAGGTCTATTAAATGCCTTAGTATCATCAAATTGACCGCTAACAGCTGTAAATGCTGATCCATTATAGTATTTAACTGATAATGTTGCTGCGTTGGTATTGGCAGCTCCAAGCTCCACATAGATATTATTAATCGGCTTATAGAAACCAATATAGATAAAATCTTCTGCTGCAATCATTGTAAATGATGCTGTATCTCTATCAAATTGTAGCAGCTCATTAGAATAGTCTGCAAATACAGAGTTATCATCGTGTAGAATTGTTAGTTTTTCATTTGTTTTAATCATCTCAATCCCTATGTAATCTTAGTTATTTTAACCTGTGAATAAACAGTACTAACTGAAAAGTTCGCACTTAATCCATAACCAAATGAGCCAGCACTTGTCTGACATCTGTGTTGAAACTCATACACTTTAGTTGATGCAACTGTTACAACTCCGGTGCATCTACTAATAGTCCCTGCGTTGGAAGCTGATCCGGAGTATTCCGATGAACCTATTATTTCTGTTACTGTATCTGTTATGTTTTCAAATCTTGTCTGGTGTCCGTTTACATTAGCCGCTGGTGCTGTTGCCTCTATATGATAAGTTCCAGCTGTTAAAGTTATCTGATTAGTAGCTATTGAAACTGATCCTGTTGCACCTGTTAAAGTATTTAGATCTCTAGTTCTCCACGCATTATTACTAAATGTACCACCAAAAGAAGCAGCAGTTTTAACATCCTTTACATAGGTTATTTCTAGAGTGCTTCCACCGCCACCGCCACCTGTGCCGTATTCAGTATCAACTCCAGCATCATTAACCGAGTGAAGTTTCTTTGTAGTTGAGTCTACATATAAAGCTGTACTACCGCTTTCGGGAGTAGCTGGTGCGGTGTCGTTTTTAATTATAATTTTGCTCATAATTACCCCTCTAATCTTCTATTAATACTAAGTCAAAACCTGCTGATACACTTGCTTGCGTCACTGCGCCTGCTGTTATCTCTGTTGTCATTTCTATATCTGTTTTTGCAGAAAACTTCTCAGGATCATCATACACATATTGCAATCCAGCTCCATCTGAGGGTATTGAGGTCTTGTTTTTTAACTGAAACACCTGCCCGAATGGTCTAGCTCTTAATCTTATGATGAAGTTTGTTACTTTCTTAGCACCAGCACTTGATGCAAAAAACGATCTTAGATAGCCTGTTGTATTATTGGGGATAGTATAGACCGCCATTAGTGTTTGGTTGTTACCGTTATCAATCACTGCTCTGATGTCTGTTGTCGTGTTAGGTCTACCATTTGTTACTGCTCCATTAACATAGCAATAAACAAAGCCAGCTATATCAACTGAGCCAACATTTTTAAGTCTAAAAACTCTTATCAGCGGAGTTGTTAAGGCTACCCTTGTTTGACCTGCTAGCGTTATTGTCTGCAAAACTAGATCATAATTAGAGTCTAATCCTTGTATTTCTATATCTTGAGTATCACCCGCATCTGTTGATGATAGAGAATCAATATCTGCTGTGGTTGAGTATGTGTATTGCATTTCTGCTATGTCTGAATCATTAGCGCCATCCCATACTGTAACTGCACCATCCCCAGTGTCAAAATCACTAGCTGATCCAAACTTATGAGTAAAGCTAGTGTTAATAACATCACCCTTAGCAATTGATAAACCATCTTCACTGTTGGCGACCCTTAAGTTTCCAGATAATGTTGAGCCTATGTTATCAAAAGTACCGGTATCACTTAGCGCAGTTAATACAGACTTCTGTAGTGTTGCATCATCTTCACCACTAATGGGATCAGTAATTCTATGAGAACTTGGCTTGGAATTAGTTTTCTTTAATATTGTGTGAAGATCGAAAACAGTTTGATCCGAACCACCATTAATGTAGTGCACCCTATAATATTTCTTACTTGGTTGGAATGAGAATGTTTTCTCTGTATTTGCTGCAATTGTAAAGGTATCAGATTCTCTCCAAACTATGCCGTCTGAGCTAACATCGACATGCAAGCCGTTTGTAGCACTTGCAACATCACTAAAGACTGATACAAATATTATTGCATATTTTAACGTGTCAATTCCTTCACCTATAAATTCAGCTCCAGCAAGTAAATTGGCACTCGAGCTATTGTCAGTGTCAACTATTCCCTCCATAACAACGTGACCTTGACCGCTTTCATCAACTCGCATCGATGTACCACTTGTCTCGTCTATAATTATTTGCTTTCTAAAGTTACTCATTGAACATCCCAATCTGTGCCGTTATATATTATTGAAAATGATTCCCTACTATATATTATCGGGTTAACCTCACCTTGAATAGTGATATTAAGAGTGTTAGTTCCGACGCTAGAGTTAACAATGGTTATCCTTGACCCAGTGATTACACTAGAAAAACTGGTCACTATAGCTGGCTCTGTCTGTTTAACCACCTCAAATAGCTCCACGTTTATTGTTTCACTAGCATCAGTATCTATAATTCTATTAATTACTTTATTATCGAATATAACAAGATCACCGTTTATTGTAAGCTCACCATCTACGTTAATATCCTCAAATACAATCATTTGCTGATTCTCTGGTATTTCTACCTCGCTATCAGCGGCTACATTATTATATGAGAAATTCTCATCATCAATACTGACAAGATCTAGCTCACCAGTTAAAGGATTGAGCTTAAACGGCACTTTTTACCACACTTGCTAATATCTTCTTTTTATTGTCTTGGTATGTAACTGTTATAGAGCCAATATCAACAGCAGCTAGGCTATAAGTATAAACCTCTACTAAGGCTGTTGGATATGTTGCCGTTATGGTGTCGTATTCTCCAAATGGAGCAGAACCACTAGAGACTATATATAAAGGATTGTTTGCTGAATTATTAAAACAAACTTCTTGAGCTGTATCACCATCTCTACTAGGTGATTCAACAAAGCTTCTTTTTTGATTATCTTGTAGACTGCCAGATGCTCTAATCATTTTCTCATCCCATTGGCATAATACCAAGCTACTACTCTTTTACCTCTAGGGTATATATTGATTATCTTATAGGTATAGCCAGTTTTCATTTGTAATTGAACTAACTTTTTCTGTAGCTCTTTCTCATCTTTCGCTTCAATGTAACTATACGAGACATTTAACATTTAAACCTTAAAACAAAAGGGTAGCCGACCG